CAGAATGCGTGCTCTGGTGTAAATCCTGCTTTACGAGCTGCTTTGTAACATTCGTGCAACGCAATGTAATGCGCATCAATCTTGGATGGATCAGGAGTGTGGCGAACTACGCGCCTATTGATCTTTGTCCGTTTAGTGGTTTTGCGTGTGTTCGCCATAAATAAATTATCGCTTACTAATTAAGATAAACAGATCATCAACACGCGCTTCTAATCTGTTCAATTGATCCTTCATGCTTGAACCACCATTGGGCTTAAGTTCTTGCAGGTAAGATTTAATAACCCAGCGTAGAACCAACAATATACTGCTTGCGATAGCGCATGCGCCAACGGCTAATCCAACCCATTCGTTCGGTGTCATTTCGCATTAACGCCATAATCAGCTTCATTGCCGGAACTTGGATCAATTGCTTTAGCCAATGGTGCAACTAGCGCACCAAGTAATACTGCAAACTCTGGTTTGATGTCAGCAACAATTGCTAATGCAACAGTTAGACCACTTGCACCTACAGCTCTTAGATATGACTTGATTGCTGCTTTGTGTTTGTTAGATAGTTTCATTTTGCTCCTATGGTCGGGCAACAGCCATTACCAATGAGTAACTTCTGCGCTTGAGATAAACGCCTTCACCATTGGATTGACTGCCACTTTTGTCTGCTGATGTATTGCCTTCAATAACCTGCAAATACTTCAAAGCTGTATTGTTAAATTTAATTATGCCAACATGATCCGGTTCTGCATCTTTGTCAAATTGAAAAAATGCAATATCACCAGCCTTAGCCTGACCAACTGGGATTAACTTATTTGTTTCTGCAAAGAATTTAAGACCATGAGCACAACTTGCAAATCCTTTTTTAGATTGTGATTTGATGTTGTTGCCAAGTCCTGCTTTGTCATAGCACCAAGATACAAACATGGCACACCAAGCCTGATGGTTTAAGCCATACCATTCGCCATACTTTGTATCATTCTTGCCTGTTTCGGTATAACCAATTTCTGCTTTAGCAATCTCAATTAGACTTGGCATGATTAGCCAAGTATCGTTTTAAATTCATCAGCAGTTAAACCAAGACGATCAAGGATTGCTGCCTTAGCAGTTTCTTTTGCTTCGGCTTCGGCTTGCTTAATTGCCTGATCTGCCTCAATGCGCGCTTCATCTATTTTCTGTTGATCTTTTTCAGCCTTATTTAATTCACGCTCTACTGTTTCGCCTGTTTCACAATTTACAATCAATTTACTCATTATGCTACTCCATATAATCTAATTGTGGTATTTGTGTTGTTAGAAAATGTTGCACTTCCCGCTAGTCTAACAATGTCAAGTGAAGTAATTGCTGATGCTGATTTGTAAATACCAAGATATTGCGGGATTTGATAAAAACTTGTGCCTTTGCCAGAACCCCAATCTCCTTGAATAGTTTTATATTTACTGGTGCTTGTATAGTTATCAATTATGATAGTTCCAGCACCACCTCTTTGATCTCCAGCAGTTGAATTAGCATCACCAAATAAAGCGTGCTCTGTGTTTGGGGAAACTAAACTTGTTCCAGTTGCAGTTGCACTATTATTAGACGCGCCATCAACTAATCTCATATACATCATGGCATAATTACTTCCACTATCATTATTTAATCTTAAATCAAATTGACTTCCAGTTGTGGAATGAGTAATACCGCTCCAAGTTAAAACTAATTGTTTGTAACTTCCTAGCCCAGTTAAAGATAAACTAGATAATCCACTTGCAACTGTTTCAGAAATTAAAGTCATACCACCACTTGATGGCGTAGTCCATGCAGGAACGCCACCACTTACTGCAAGAACTTGACCAGTAGTTCCAATTCCAAGTCTTGTGTTTGTGTTAGCAGTTGATGAACGATATTCAATATCGCCAAGAGTTGTAGATGGATTTAATGCTTTTGTGGTTGTATCAACGGAAGTTCCAAGTGTGCGAATAGCACTTGCGCCATCTTTGACCAGAGCGGTGTCGTCTGGTGTTGTCCATCCGTAATTAGTAGTGGTTGCCATTTTGTCCTATTCTCAGGATACGATTGTAGCGTATTCCCATGTCAATGTTGGGCTTAAAGTGTTCCATGCCTCTGTGATTGGTGTTGTATTCCATCTCATTGCCACTTGGCTATAAGCCACAGGCGACAAGTTAATTGTCAGGAATAATTCGTTAAACCTAGTGCTCCATGACCAGCCTTCAACATATCCTTCAAACTCACCGCTTGAAATTTGAGAAGGTAGGTTTTGGATGTTTAGAGGTTGCCCCATGAATACGCCAAGCAGATTATCCCGATCACTATTGTCAATCTCTGGATTTGTAATTGGGAAAGTAATGCTTTGAAATGCTGGTTGTGGAAAGGCTCGTTGGGCAATATAGCGATCTGCCACAGCTTGAGCATCTACGGCTGAATGAAGGACTGATTGAATGCTTTCGGCTTTATAGCCGTAGGTTGCAATTGATGTTGCAGATGTAGCTGTTTTTTGTGAGCCAAAATTGTTCCCGTAATTGATATACACATCGTTTCTAATATCACCTGATCGAGTGATTGTGCTAAGTCCTTGACCTAATGCGTGATTAGCACTTAAATCAACATAACCATTGGCTAGTAAATAAGTCTGCCTGTGGTCTGCATCGGCATATCCAACATTGCCTTGATTATCCTCATATAAATATCCAAATGCTGAATTGGCAATTAGGCTTGCAATGTTGAAAATAGTATCTGCTGATGCTGCTCTGTTTTCCATTGTGTATAAGCCCGGAGTGTCAATCTCGCCAAGTCCTAGATTTACCGCATTAGCCCATGTTTCAGTTGCATCATAAGTTGCCCATGTAGAAGCTGCTGGCACAACTCGTCAAGTGCCAAGCAATACGCTAGATAATAAAGCATATATTTGATTGCCATCCTCATCCTGTGAAATTGTGCCGGCATATAATTCTTTTGCTAACTTGACGAGTGTTCCCATTGCAAGGACTGAGTATTCGATAACAGTTGCATTTGCTCCAGTTTTGCCAACGCTAACAGTTATATCTGTTATATCACCACCAAATAAATTTACATAAGTTCCTGCGGTATTTTTAACTTGCAAACTTAAACTATCGTTTATGTCAAATGGTAAAGTTTGACCAGATAGTGCAACAAAACTAACTTGAATATAAGATGGGTTTGGTTGTTGATAAATGTCGGTTCGACCAGCCTGATGTGCAATATCGCTTATTGCAATGTCGGTGTAATCAACACCTGCGACAGTAAGTTTCCAATCAGGCGACCACGCGGTCATTATCTACCTACTGTTGTTCCAACTAATGAAGGTGTGGATCTTGCTGCGCTGTCATTTAATGCTTTAGCCACAGCTCTTGCAGCCCCTTCGGTGTCAATGGCACTTACATTGATTAAAATTTGTGGGTTTGCTGCCAATGTATTTGCTTGCTTTTCTAGCACTCTAAACTCTGCTTGTAATGTATCTAGTTGCTTTTGTGCAGCTGATTTACTAATGCCACCAGTTAAGGTTGCAAATGTGACATCTGCAATTTTGTCTTGCACATTTGCCAGCTTATTAACTAAATCTGTAAGACTACTTGCTCCAGCTATTGTGCCAACACCTGCACCACCGCCACCGCCTCCAGCACCGCCACCGCCTCCACCTCCGCCACCTCCAGCAAATCCTGCACCACCACCAGCACCGGAAGGAATACCACTAAATCCTCCTCCGCCACCACCACCGCCACTTGCACCACCTATTGTGCTAATTTTGCTTATATCTGACCCACCTTTAACAAGATTTAATCCATCAATAACTTTGTTTATTGCGGTAATAATAAAATTTAATACCGGTGTAATTGCTCCAACGATTGCACCAAAAGCATCAATAATTGCTGAGGCTGCTTTAGCACCAACATCTAATAAGAAACCAAATATCTTTTCAACTATTGGAAATACAACAGTTCTAAGCAGAGTTGCAAACTCAGTAAAGTTATCTCTATTGCGATCAATGGCATCTTTAACTACATCAAAAGCATCTTTGAATTTGTTAATAATTGGAACGCCATACTCTATAACAAACTCAATCAGTTTCTCAATAATAGGTAATAAGGCTACTCCAACAGCTTCTTTTGCTTCGTTAAAACCATTCTTTAATACCTCAATGCGACCTTGAAAGGTTTGCGCATTACGGGCTGCTGCACCGCCAAATAAATCAGATAACTTTGTTTGCAGTTGTTCAAATGACAATGTTGCAAGTTCGGCTTTAGATAATCCAAGTCCTAATTTACCAAGTGATGCTGTATTGCCATCTTGTGCTTTGCCAAGAGCATTAGCAACTGTTTCTAAGTCTTTGCCAGAGCCTTTGCTTACATCTAAAGCAAGTGCTAATAACTCCTGTGCCTTACCTGTATCTTTTGTGCTTAAGGCTAACCTCTGTAATGCCGGTCTAAGTTCATCATCGGAAACTCCTGTGGCTAAAGATGTCTTGCTTATGTAATCCTCAGTTGCCCTTATTTGGGCATCAGTAGCACCTGTGGCAGCTCTTAAAGCACTTGCTAATCTAAGTTGTGCAGCCTCATCCTCAATTGCTGCTTTAACGCCATCAATGCCAAGTTTTACTGCGTATGCAGCAGCAGCAGCAGCAGCAACCGCAAATGCAGCAGCAACCTTTTTTCCAAACTCACCAACCTTGCCACCAAATCCTTGTATTTCGGTGTCTGCTTGTTTAAGGCTTTTTTGCAAACCATCAATATCGCCAACAATTGAAAGTGTTAAGGATCTACTAGCTGATGCCATCTGACCACTCTTTTCCAAGACTAATTACAATATCCTCAAACTCTTTAATAATTTCAGGTTGTGTTGCTCTTATAGTTGGATAAATAAACCAACCTCTAGAACCCGGCCCTTTTGGCATTGGCCCAGACCATCGTGGCATGTTTGGAAATCTTTTGCTTCCAAATTCAAAACCACCGCCAATTCCCGGTCTTTTACCGGGTGGATCATTGCGAGTATTAAATTGTGTTGTTGCGCCACCTGAAAACTTTTGACCAGCAAAACCAAATTTTAACTCACCTTGCAACGATGATTTTTTAACTTCGCCACCATCAGCAATGCGTTGTGCAACTTTACCTCTTGCGCCAGCAGCAGCTCTTATTGCAGATAATTGTCGCCCAACTAACTCTTGAATTTTTTGTTTTGCTTTTTCTTTTGCCATGTCATCCATGTTGCGAAAAACTCTTGAAATTTGATTTAGTTCTCTTTTCGAAAAGAAAATTGACGGCTCGGTGCTAACTGCCATTTCGAGCCTCCAATACTTCTATCGCTGTAAAAATGTCATCTGCATCAACCCATTCACTCATTGGTATGTGTGTGGCTAATGCCAACTCAACCAATAATCTGTTTAGGCTACCTACTGGGTGGCTTTTGGGTTTGCATCACCGACTATTACATCAGTAACTGTTTCCATCCAAGCATCATAAGGTTTTACAGGTTTGCCACCTGCTTCTCGCTTATGTGCATGGTATGCAAGAAACATAAGATCAGATATGCCCATTTTGTCTTGAGCCTGTCCAATTGTGTTTCCTGTTTGCTTTTCCCACTTTGCCCACTCAGGCGGTTGGGCAATGTATGTTGCTTGATCGCCTGAGCTGTATTCAATTGTTATTGGTAACTTCATTTGTTTGCTCCCGTTTTTTTCTTATAGTGATTCTGTTACTGCGCCCTTAGATACTTTGAAAGTATATGTTGCAGTTTGTGCATCTGGTGCTGTTCCGCCAACTGGTTGTGGATATGCTGGTAAGCAGTCAAATGCAAAAGTGTGTCCAGATGTTACTGTCATTGTAATTGTGAAAGTTGAATCTGGTGTGTTGTCTGCTGCTGCCCATAAAGCCTCGCATACTGAGTTTGTCTTGCCCCAGTCTGCTAAAAGTTCCATAGTAAATTCAGCTTCAACATTTGTTGTCTTGT